ACGGAGCAAGTGGAACATTAGTATCTGTTTTAGGTGGTCAATCAAATAGTGCGACTGGTACTTATTCAGTTATTGGTGGTGGTCAAAATAATGTAAATAATGGAGTATGGGCGGGTTCATTAGCAGGATATGGAAATATTCCAAGCACTTATTACGGTATTACTGTTGGTGGCTATACAAATACAACTGGAACATTATCTGCCGTAACAACACAGTCAACAACAATGAATGCCACTACAACGGCTACATTGTCTGCAACCAATTCAAGTATTAAAGTTGGGCAATACATTGTTGGAACTTACATTTCTGCAAATACTTATGTTTCAGCTATATCAGGAACAACACTCACGCTTTCTCAAGTAGCATCAGGTTCAGGAACATCAACCCTATCTTTCTACACACCTCATGGAGTAGTAGTAGGAGGAGGAAACAACCAAGCAACAGGGGCATATAGTTTTGTAGGTGGTGGGGGTGATGCAGGGACTGCGGGTAATAGGAACGTGGCTAGTGGAGATTGGTCATCGGTAGTTGGAGGTTGGGGCAACCAAGCAACTGCAGTAGGTTCTGCTATTGTTGGAGGTGGTTGGTACAATGGTAATTCTAATGGAAATTCAATTAATAACACAGGTGTTTCTGCGTTTATAGGTGGTGGCGTTTCAAATATAGTTTCAAATACTTACGGAGCTGTTCTTGGTGGAAGAGTAAACTCATCTTCTGGAAATTCTGGAGCCATAGTTGGTGGTGCTTATGGAACTGATAGAGGAATTACTGGTTATACAGTTTTTCCAGGATCTTATACACCATTAAAAACTTATTCAAATGGTAGTTCTCAAGCATCTTTATTAGTACTTGCAACATCAACAACCACAACAGGAGCAGTAGCTTTAACTTCTGATGGAAATTCTGCAGGAACAACAAACCAAGTAATACTACCCAACAACTCAGCATATTCATTTAGAGCAACAATAATTGCAGGGGTTACTGGAGGTGGAAATACTGCTTCTTGGGTTTTGCAAGGTGCTATTAAACGTGGTGCAAACGCAGCTTCTACCGCAATAGTAAGCACAGTAACATCCATATTATTAGCACAAGACTCAGGCGCATCTACTTGGGCAGTTTCAGCTACGGCAGATACAACCAATGGTGGTCTAGCAATTACAGTTACTGGTCAAGCCTCAACTACAATTAGATGGGTTTGTAAAGTAGAAACCACAGAAATGACATATTAAGGATAAATCATGGCATTACAACTCAACCTCACACAAACACAATTTGGCAGTCCTGCACCACAGGCTTATGCCAGAGTGACTAATTTCTTTGGAAACAAGGATAACATCCAAGTCCAAGTAGCAGTCCATTACGACAAAAATGCTAGAGAATCTAATATGAGCACAGTCCAAGAACATGCTCATTACATTGGATTAGCTGATATAGCAGGAAAGGGTGATCTTCTCCCTGCAATTTATGGTGTACTTAAAACAATGAGCCAATACCAAGGCGCAACGGACGTTTAATCATGGCTATTAACGAAAATGCAGTTACCGATACTTTAGTACCGACTACTGGTTCTTTAAACATAACTGGTAATTTAACGGTTTCTGGTACTTACCCTAGTGGTAGTACTGCGCCTATTTTGAGTGCATCAGGCGGTATTTTTGTTAATAATCAGACAATTGGCACGACTTATTCAATCCCAAGTGGGTATTCTGCTCATTCAGCAGGGCCGGTAACAATCAGTTCAGGGGTGACAATTACCGTTCCAAGTGGCTCAAGATGGATCATTTTGTGAAAGATTTTATTGAATTGGTCATGCGAGATGACAGGGTTTGGAAGTGGGTTAAGGTTGACGGAATTAAAAAAGAGAATTTTGGGTATCAAGAGAGCGAGATTTACTACACAAATACGCATGGTTTTGTGATGTTTAGGCCCTCAACTCCGACAATGTACGAGGTTCACATTTGTATGTTAAAGGGGGCAAAAGGAGTAGATTCTTTCTTTTTAGATTGTCTTGAGAAAATGAGGCAAAAAGGAGCAAGAAAGTTTCTTGGAACTATTGGTGAATGGAACACCTCTGCGTTAAAATTGGCACTACGGTGCGGATTTGTCGAGGAGGGTAGGATTAGCAAGGCTTACCTTAGAGACGGTGTTTATCGGTCTATGGTAATGATGGGGAGAGAATAATGTCGTTTATTGGTAACTCAATTGGTAAAGTTGTTGGAAGTTTAACAGGAGCTAATCAACAGGCTGAAGCTGCTAAACAAGCTGCTGAAACTCAAGCTGCTGCTTCAACATACGCTGCTAATCTACAAAATCAGCAATTTCAGACTACTCAGCAAAATTTAGCACCTTACATGGGGCTTGGTACTGCTGCTATGCCAACTCTTATGAGTCTTTTAGGTCTTGGCCCACAAGGAAGTCAAGGGATGCAAGCTACTTTAGCAAACACTCCTGGTTATCAATTTACCTTAAATCAAGGACTTCAGCAATTACAAAATCAACAATCTGCGACTGGTCAGAATTTGTCTGGGGCGCAAGAAAAAGGTTTACAAAACTATACAACTGGGCTTGCTCAAAGCAATTATCAGAATTACCTTAATAACTACATGAATACCGTTGGAATGGGTGAAAATGCTGCTTCTGGTCTTGGTTCTCTTGGTGCTGCTAATGCTTCATCCGTAGGAAATACGTTAATGAGTGGAGCAAATGCAACGGCAGCAGGACAAATAGCAGCAGGAAATGCTCAATCTAATTCTTTAATGAGTTTAATGCAACTAGGATTAGGTGGAGCCGGTATTTATTCCTTAATTACTGGTGGTGGGAAAAAATAAGGATAAAAATATGCCAATAGATGCCTCAATAATACCTACAAAACAAACCATTCCAGATTTTAGTGGATTTGTAAATAGTCTTATGGGATTGCAAAAGAACAATCTTGCAATTGAACAAGGTAATTTACAACTTCAACAACTTCAGCAAGAAATGGCTTTAAACAAGGCATCTTCTAAAGCTATTCAACAAAACACCGATCAAAATGGAAATGTAAATATCCCTGGTGTTATTAGTATGCTTTCAAAGTCTCCAGAGGCAGCGACTAATTTAGCTCCAACAATTACATCTTTACTTGGTCAACAAGGAACTCAACAAGAAAATATCGGCAAACAACTAGGAAATTTAGTTCAAAAGAACACTATTTCTGGTCAACGTTTGGGTGGATTAGTTGAAAAAATTAAAAAAGGTGGAACAGTCACACCTGAAGAACACGCAAAAGAAATGGCTAATTTAATTGCTGAAGGTGTATTAACTCCAGATGAGGCTCTTTTACATTTAAGAATGGCTCCTACTCCAACAGGAGACAAAAAGAAAGATCAAGATGCTTATCATAATTTTATTGAACAAGAATTATTTGCAACTCAAACTAATTCAGATCAAATAAACAAAATACTTGGTACTTTACAACCTGGCGCAAATGGACAACCTCCATCTGTTTACAACGCACTTACACAGACTTTAAACCCTGTACAGTTTGCTAATCCTAATCAACCACAACAACAAACTAACTTGGCTCCTGGCGCACCTGGTACACCTCCTGGACAGTTTCCTAGCGCTCCTCCACAAGCGCAAGGCAAACAACAGGCTCAAGACCCAATATTGCCACAACTCCAGTTTCCTGTTCGTCAACCTGGCACTAATTACGCACCACTTCCTAACGAAGATACTAAGACAACCGAAGGCGGTCAATACGTTAGTAGTTTGATAGACAGAAAGAAAAACCTTGTCACAGACCGCAGAAACTTGGATGAGATGCTCAAACAAGTTGAAAAGGTTAAAGAAGAAACAATGCGTATTCCAGGCGGTGAATTGCCTGTAGTTGGTGGCGCAGTTAATCTTGCCAACAAGGGAATTCGTTATGCAAGTAGCATGGTTGCTGATCCAAAATATCAGCAATTATCTAAAGACATTGCCAATATGCAAATATCTAACCTTAAAGCATCTGGTGGATCAATGGATACAGTTGCAGGACAAGCTTTGCAAGCTCACGCAAATGGTAGTGAAGTTTATGATCCAGATGTATTGTTAAACATTGGAAGACGAGCAAAAGCCGACATGAAGAATCTTGATCTTCAAACGGACGCAGCAACTAAGTTTCTCAAGCGTTATGGCCCTAACAACATGGATACATTTAAGAAGATTTGGGGTGACAACGCAGACAGTAAGTTGTTTGAGATGATGGCTCACCATGAAGATAAGACAATGACGAGTGAGCAGAAAAAGCAAAAACGTGATGAATTAGCCGGTATAACTCCTGAAATGTCTGCTGAGAAAAAGAAAGAACTATTAAAAGAATTCAAAGACAAGCACAAAGTTATTGAAAAATTAGTTAACACAGGCGGTCTGTAATGGGAACATTTGCTGATTTTCTTGATGATGTTGAGACTGAAAAGCCTCAATCTAAGAATGTTCCTGCACCGATCAGGAATAATAATCCAGGCGCACTTATGCCTGGAGGAAAGTTAGCACAGTACAAAACTCCAGAAGAAGGACTTGCAGCGATTGACAAAAATCTAGCAAGTTACGGAAAGAAAGGGGTTAGCACTTTAACGGATGTAATTTCTAAGTGGGCACCTTCAAATGAAAACGACACAAACGCTTACATTGCTCACGTTGCAAAAGTCACAGGATTAAACCCAAATCAAAAGATTGATTTAAGTAATCCTTTGATTCGTCATCAAATATCTGCCGGAATTGTTCAGCAAGAAAATGGAACTAAAGCCATTTATCAACCATCTGAACAATCCAAATCAACTTCCTCAGACTTTGGTAGTTTCTTAGAAGATGTAGGAGAAACACCAAGTCAAGCTAAATCTGTAGCTCCAGTTGTCCAACAAGCTCCCCAAGTAACTCAGACTGCGCCAGTCGTTCAAGCTCCTGCAAGACAGATGAACGCAGGGGAAAAGATGTATCAAAACAGAATCAATGCCTTAAAAGACTTAGGTATTGGTCTTTCTTCATTGGCAGACGTAACAGTTGGTAATATTTTGCCTGGAATTGCTGGGCCAATAACATACAACGTAGCTAGAGCGTTGCAACAAAACGATCAACAAGCACAAGCAACATCGGCTAAAGTTACTGGTGCTCTTGAAAAACCTTTTGGTAAGACTTTTGGAGTTACCGAAACTCCTGCTTATAAAAATGAATTGTCTCAAAATGCTTTAAACTTTATTGGTGAAAATATTAATAAAGGGGCGCAATATATATCCGAAAAAACAGGAATTCCAACTGGGGACGTTCAAAGTTACATTAATTCTTTGACTTTAGCAGCCGGTAAGCCTGTAGGTCAAGCAATGGGTAAAGTTGGAGGTGCAGCATTAAATCAAGGTGCTAAGTTAGCCCAAGAGTTTAAAGAGGTTACAACTCCTCCAATGAAGACTGAAATTGCCCAACCTAGCAAGGTAATGGCAGGATCAACAGGCGCAGCAAAAGCTACAACCAATCCATATCCTAAGTTTACAGGTCAAGAAACTGGTAAGGGTGGAGAGTTTCCAATGGTGAAACTTTCCAACATTTCTAAAGATGTAGCTCCAAAAGAACAACAAACTAGAGCGCAAATTGCAACCGAGATTCTTGGAGACAAAAATGCGGTTAGAACTGGTGTAATTACAGGAAATGAAGACACTTTAAGAAACGAGCACACCGAGGCTAAATCTTCTAATCAGACTCCCAAAGCGCAAGTTCTTAGGGATCAACTGGCTAGAGAGCAAAATGCTTTGTCAAATTATGCTCAAGATCGTATTAAAAATACTGGGGCAAGTCAAACCCTAACATCTGATTACGAAAGAGGCCAAGCAATTAATGATGCCTTTGCCGGTGATCAAGGATTGACTGGATTTTTTAAGACTGCCAAAAATCAATTATATGATGAGGCAAAAACAAAGGTTGGAGAGAATCCAATTAAGACAGGGCACGTTGATACTTTACTTAACAACGAGCAATTTAGAGCCGGTCTTGGATTAAAAGGCAATGAAGGAGTTGCATCAAGTGCTGAAAAGTTAATTAATCTAGCTAAAACAGTTGGATTTGAAGATGAGTTTGGTAATAAATATGCTCCTAATACTATTGGCGCATGGGATGCGGTTCGAAAGTCTTTAAATTCAGAATGGACAAAAGATAATGCGTCTGTAATTAGAAAGATTAATACTGCTATCGACAAAGATATTGCAGGAGCAGGAGGTCAGGAACTTTATAAAAAGGCCGATCAATTGCATCAAGCCGAAAAGACTTTATTCTCATCCAAGGGTATTAAATCAATCTTTGGTGATATTGATCCTAATGGAGTTCAGACTGGTACACCTTTTGAGAATATTCCTCAAAAACTTAACAGTATTCCTAAAGATGAATGGGCGCACATATTTGATACTGCTGACAAGATTTCTAAAGGCAAAATTGACGGCCCAATCAATAAAGAGACTGGATTACCTAACTGGAGTATTGAAGTACCAGAGGAAGTAAGGCAAAATGCTGAAAGGGCAAAAGCTGAGATTAAGGGCGCAATTGCTAGAGAAATCTACGAAAAAGGCTCAAAAAGAGCGGGAGTTTGGAATCAAAACGATGTGACTTCCATTCTTAATGCAAGAGCCGAAAAGATTAAACACGCATTTGATCCAGAGGAAATTAAAGCTTTTCACACTTTGAATGTTGGTGGTCAGATCATGCCTGGTGTTCATGGGTATGAAGGCGCAGGGTTACAAGAGCAAAGACTTGGGATGCTTGCAAGTCATGCTCCAAAAATTGGTGCTGCAACTGGTGCAAGTATTGGTTCTGTATTAGGCCCAACTGGTACGGCAGTAGGTGGTTATTTAGGTCAAAGAGCAGGAACTGCATTTGAGCAAAGTTCACTTGAAAAGGCTTTAAATAAAGCAGCGACTGAGACACAAAAAGAGATGAAAAAGAACGCACAAAAAGCTAGTATTTTGAACCTCAGAGAGAACAAAAAGGATTGATATATGAGTGGAATAATCCCAAACGGTAGGCAACAATTCTTTAATTCCAATGGTGGCCCTTTGGCAGGGGGATTTGTCTATTACTACATCCCAGGCACAACAACATTCAAAAACACCTATCAGGATGATACTTTAACTACTCTTAACACAAATCCAATTGTCCTTGATGGAATTGGAAGTTGTCAGGCTTACGGTCAAGGCTCTTATCGTCAGCAAGTCTATGATGTGAATATGAATCTGATCTGGGATGTTCAGACAGATGCGCCCCAATCTTTCTCATTTTCTGATTACACAATAGCAGAATCTAACAGTAAATTGACTTTTTACTTCCAAGGCACTCCGATAGCTTCCTTGGATCAGTACGGAAACTGGAAGACTCTGGGTTCTGTATATAGTGCAACAACCCCTTAAGGAACGAACATGGCAGGAACAATAATTGGGGCAAATGGCATATTACTGAGTAATTGGACAACGGCTACAAGGCCAACCAGTCCAGTATTAGGTCAAATGGGATACAACTCTACTTTGTACAACGTAGAGACTTGGAACGGTTCAGGATGGACATTGGGCGGTGGATCGGCAACTGGTGGTGGTACGGATACAGTATTTGTAACAAATAGTCAAACTATTACTACATCTTATACAATACCAACAGGAAAAAGCGCAAGTAGCACAGGCCCGATCACAATCAATTCTGGCGCAACAATAACAATTCCTAGCGGTAGTCGTTGGGTAATTTTGTAGAGGAAATTAATTATGGCATACGGTACAGGTGCAATGGATGTGGTTCAATCTAGTACGACTGGAACACCTACTCAGTTTAATGATGGGTCTGGTACACAGATTGGTACGCTTTGTAGGGCTTGGGTGAACTTTAATGGTGTAACAACAGTTTCTATTAGAGCATCTTTTAATGTTAGTTCTGTAACAAGAGCAAGCGCAGGAAATTACACAATAAATTTTACTAATGCTTTATCTGATATTAATTATGCGCCAATCATTTCAACAGGCGATGGTTCTCAAGTAACAAATATTAATGTTAATTACAATAGTAGCGGTACTTTAACTGCTCCAACAACATCTGCATTTATATTTTCAACTTCTTTAATTGGCACTGGTGCTAGAGATCAAACATATATTAATGCTTCAGTATTCAGATAAGGATAAAACAAAATGACTTCAATCATAAATGCCTCACCCTCTAATGGGATAACACAGACTGCTGATGGTTCAGGAGTAATGTCCGTTTATTGGTTGCGATGTGCTGAACATACAGATATAAATCTCACAAAGGTTATACATGGACAAAGGAGCTAATCAATGGCATCAATAATTAATGCAAGTACAAGTAATGGAATTGTGCAAACCGCTGATGGTAGTGGAATTCTAAAATGTCAAGCTAATGGTGTTACTACTAATGCTTTGGCTTGGGTGAATTTTGGGTATGTTGCTTCTGCAATAACTGTAAGATCAAGTTATAACGTAAGTTCAGTAACAAGAGCAAGTACAGGAACTTATACAATTAACTATACAAACAATACAACTGATGCAAATTATGCTGTAGTAGGAACTACTCAAGGTGGTGCAATAAATTCAGGTTCTGGCGCTAGAGCATTAGTACCATTAACATTAACAACATCAAGTGTACAAGTAATTAATACAGCAGGAGTTGGTTCCGCTGAAGATAGCACTTTAGTTTGTACTGCAATTTTTGGAAACTAAAAGGAATAAAAAATGTCACAAGTCATGCCTTTCACTGAAAGACTTAAACAAGTATTTGAGTATAGGGATGGTGTTCTTTATTGGAAACAAAAGCCACATCAAATGGCTCATAGATCAAAAGTTGGCGATGTTGCGGACAATTTAAAAAATAATGGATATAAATCAATATTTTTGGATGGAAAAGCATATCCATCTCACAGAATAATTTATAAATTATTTAATGAAAATTTTGAAGGTTTTATTGATCATATAGATGGCAATCCATCAAATAATAAAATTAACAATTTAAGAGTTGCTACTGCGGAAGAAAATCAAAGAAATGCAAAATTAAGAAAAGATAATACATCTGGAATTAAAGGTGTATCTTATGATAAATCTAAAAATTCTTGGAGAGTAAGATTGCAAGTAAATAAAAAGCAAAAAATATTTGGTGATTTTAAAGATTTAGAATTAGCAGAACTTGTTTCTATTGAGGCAAGAATAAAATATCATGGTAATTTTGCCAATCATGGAATTTAAGGAGTAATACAATGACAAAAGTAGTTATTTATAGTAATAATAATGGTGGGGTTTCAGTTTGTGTGCCCACAGGCGAGTTGCCAATAGAACAAGTAGCTGTTAAAGATTGTCCTGCCGGTGCGGTAATCGTTGATGATTCAACCCTACC